GTCGGCCTTTGAGGTCGTGGTATGGATGACGGATGGCTGGCCGCTGTATGAATCACGCCTGAAGGGAAAGCTGCACGTTATCAGCAAGCGTTACACTCAGCGCATTGAGCGACATAATCTGAATCTGAGACAACATCTGGCAAGGCTGGTACGGAAGTCACTGTCGTTCTCAAAATCGGTGGAGCTGCATGACAAGGTCATCGGGCATTATCTGAACATAAAACACTATCAGTAAGTTGGAGTCATTACCAAAAAAAGCAACAGCGTATTTTGCACAGGAGTCGCTGAAAAATACGCGTTAATCGAACAATGGCGACAACAATTTCCCATTGAAGCGATGTGTCAGGTATTTGGTGTATCCAGGAGCGGTTATTACAACTGGGTACAGCATGAACCCTCAGACAGAAAACAAAGTGATGAGCGGCTAAAACTGGAGATTAAGGTGGCACATATCCGCACTCGCGAAACATATGGAACCCGGCGGCTCCAGACGGAGCTGGCAGAGAATGGCATCATCGTTGGTCGTGACCGACTGGCACGTCTTCGTAAGGAGCTGAGGCTACGCTGTAAGCAGAAACGCAAGTTCAGAGCGACTACGAACCCGAACCACAATCTGCCAGTTGCGCCAAATCTGCTGAACCAGACGTTCGCTCCTACAGCACCAAATCAGGTCTGGGTGGCGGACCTGACGTATGTTGCCACACAGGAGGGATGGTTGTACCTCGCTGGCATCAAAGATGTTTATACGTGTGAAATTGTCGGCTACGCCATGGGAGAGCGCATGACAAAAGAGCTGACAGGTAAAGCCCTGTTTATGGCGCTCAGGAGCCAGCGCCCACCTGCCGGGCTAATCCACCACTCTGATCGAGGTTCACAGTACTGCGCATACGATTACCGGGTCATACAGGAGCAGTCTGGTCTGAAAACATCAATGTCGCGTAAAGGTAACTGTTACGACAACGCTCCGATGGAAAGCTTCTGGGGAACGCTGAAAAATGAGAGCCTGAGCCACTATCGTTTTAATAACCGGGATGAAGCCATCTCAGTAATACGGGAATACATTGAGATTTTCTACAATCGTCAGCGTCGTCACTCTCGTCTGGGGAATATCTCCCCGGCAGCCTTCAGGGAAAAATATCATCAGATGGCTGCTTAAAAAAAGAACAAATGGTAGTGTCCGCTATTGCCAGTACACCTCAGTAATCCATCCAGGCCTGTTGTTGCAGAGCTTGGCGATGATTCAGGCTGGCATTTTTTCAGCCAGAGAAACCCGGATAACAGCATAGTGTTCACTGTTAACGGACAGGTAATTCCGTTAAATTACGGAAACTTCGATGCCCGCTATAAATATCGAACAGAGGGGGTACAGGATGTACGGTATGGCCATGAAATGTATTACAGCCCCGGCAGTAACACCGTTTCGTGGAGATTTTGCGCACCTTCGGGACACGGGCTGTCAGGGATGGCGATATCGGATACCGGCCGTAACTCAGCGGATAACGTTGACGGTGTGTATTACCGACCACTGCAAAAACTGATTAATGGCACCTAGTATAACGTAGCGAGTATTTAACAATGTTGCATTTAAAAAATATTACTACGGGTAATCCGAAAACAGCAGAACAATATCAGATGACAAAACGATATTCGGTCACCTGGCTTTTTTCAGAAGACGGAAAAAACTGGTATGAAGAGCTGAAGAATTTCGCCAGGACACAATTAAAATAACTTACACCGGAGACGGTCGCGTGGTGTGGGTCGGTAAGGATGTGACAGGCATTGAACCCCGTAACGCCAGTGTTATTGAAGTTCCTGATATTACCGCCAACCGCCGCATTACCGCGCCGGGTTACTGGTTTTACCGCAATGATGAATTTGTCTTTGACTACAGACTCAAAGCGGAAGATGAGCGTGATGCCCTTCTGGCTCAGGTCAGTGCCCGGACAGGGGAATGGGAAGAAGACCTGTTGCTGGGGCTAATCAGCGACGAAGACCGGGAAAAACTGAAAGCGTACCGCATTTACGCGAAATCGCTGCAGGCGATGGATTTCAGTGTCATCACTGATAAAACCTCATACAACGCCATTGAATGGCCCGCTTCTCCGGAAATTTCTTCCTGATTTAATTTATCGCGAGAAAAACTATGTCTGTAGTGATATCAGGTGCGCTGACTGATGGCGCAGGTATCTCCATGTCCGGATACCATATTATTCTGAAATCCCGGGTAAACACCCCGGAAGTGGTGATGCACACTGTTGCTGATGTGATGACAGGAAACGATGGTGAATACTGTTTCCATGCGCGGACTGGAAAATATGGTGTGTATCTGAAACAGGACTGGCACAACGAGTACAACGTTGGCGACATTGCTGTATATGAGGACTCAAAGCCCGGTACGCTGAATGACTTTCTGATTGCTCCTGATGAGGGCGACCTGAAACCAGATGTCGTCAAACGCTTTGAGGAAATGGTGGCGCAGGCGCAGCAGAGCAGGCCAAAAATGACATTGATGCTGCGCTGACCGGCACTCTGAAAACGGCTAACCATCTGTCTGAAATCGCAGCAGCAGGCGAAAAGGCACAACAGAAGTCCCGGGATAATCTGGGGCTGAAAAGTGCGGCCACGATGGAAGCACAGAGCGACATTTACGACCGGACAAAAGGCCGTCTGGCGATACCCGGCGCATTCGGCTTTGGGTGTGCTTTTCTGCCTGAAGATGTTATCCGTTTTGACACTAAGAGTGATTTCCTGGCCTGGGTAAGGAATGCGCTGCCAGGTGAATATTCCGTTGCTGGCCCCTACGGCATCATCATACCCGACACACGGTTTGAAGGGGTGCTCAGCATCCGGTGGACTGATGCACGCCCCTGAGACAACAGAAACCGCGGTACAGAGCCAAATCCCTTACTTTTTACGGCATTAACGGCCCCATTTATCACACCCGCTACCGCTACTGGCCCATATCCAGACTGACTGGGTGAAAATAAATATAACCACAGAAGATATTATTTACAGAATCGTGGCGAGCTCTGTCCGCAACAGATGGGGAGACCCTGACATTGGCGGGCTGATTATTGCTGCGTACCAGGGAGAAGCTGACGGTGATAAAGTCATCAGACTTGTCAGGGGGCAGTCATACAGAGGCTCACGACTGGGACCGGTGGGGATTTCAGTGCCCAGTACTCCCACCGGAACGTATATAGCATCCCCACAATTTTTCATTACGGGATGTTCAGAGCATTCATTACCGGGGTCATATTGCGCCCTGTCCGGGGTGCCGGATGCTCATGTCTCTGGCGCAATGCCCGGGCTTTTTATTCGCACATCGTGAGGAATGCACCGTGGAAATTAAAAAAATCATTAATCCCCGTTATACCGAAAGTGGCGCAGTAGACTGTGACGTTTTTTTTGACGACAGGGACCAGGCAGTCCCCTACACAGCCACCGCTGATGATGTCGCTCCGACGGGTCAGCAAATCTGGCAGGAACTGCAAAGCGGCAAATGGGGTGAGATAGCCCCATTCACTGTGACACCAGAAATGCTGGAAGCGGCCAGAGAGGCCAGACGTCAGGAAATTGAAGCATGGCGCGCAGAACAGGAGGCGAAGCTGTTCACGTTTGAATGGAACGGTCGTATCTGGAATGCTGGTCCCGACTCACTGGGCCGCCTGTCCCCGGTAGTCATGCTGGCAAAATCTGTCACAGCACAAACACATATGGCGTGGAGCGATGCCGATAATCAGCAGGTGAAACTGTCGATGCCGGAACTGGAAGAACTGGCGGCAGCAATGGTGCAGGCGCAGGTCGATCGCAACGATGAGATTTATCGCCGTCAGCGGGAGCTGAAGGAAGAGCTGAATAGTCTGAAGGATTTGAATTCGGTTAGGAATTTTATCGTGGAATAACAGAAGCTGCGGCACGTCGTATGCAGGAACGTGCCGCGGTTGGCTGGTAAACTTTCGATAGTGCGAGTATTGAATGATTTCTAGGCGTTATCGATTTTACGTATTTTTTGCATGATAGAATTCGTACCTCCTCCCAACGACCTTCCATGGCTTTCCGGACTTCTGTAGGCTGGCGGACGATGCTGTCCTCGGATGTTGTGCTAATTGGGTGATAACAGATCCTGTGTATGGGCGTTTCCCTTTGTGCGTGCGTTGATGCTGGTAACGGTAAACGTCATGATGAACACGACCGCGAATAAGACGACAATCGTCGGAGCTGGTGCGCTGTCGATAAAAAAGGACAGCCAGACACCAGTCATTGACACTATTACCGATATGCCAGTCGCCAGTAGGAGCGCAATATGAAAGCGTTGTGTCAGGAGTACTGCAATGGCGCCAGGCGCAATGAGCAGAGAAATAGAGAGAATGATACCTACTGCTTTCAGCGTCGCCACAATGGTCAGGGAAACCATGCACAGCAGCCCATAATGCAGCCATCTCGTATGCAAACCGCTTACCTGCGCCTGTTGATAATCAAAGCTGAACAGCAAAAAATCCCGCCATTTTACGCTAATAACAAGTGTAACCAGCCCGGCAATAATCACCGTCTGGATTATATCGCCGATGGTTATCCCGAGCATGTCGCCGAAAAGAATATGGTCAAGATGTACGTCTGGTTTAATTGCAATATACAAGATCAGACCTGCGGCAAACATGCCAGAAAAAACAATCCCCATAACTGTATCTTGCTTGATTCGGCTGTTGTCTTTCAGGTATCCCGTCGCCACCGCGCAGAATACTCCGGCGACGAATGCCCCTGTAGCCAGAGGTAACCCCAGAATCCAGGTAAGCACGATGCCAGGAAAAACCGCATGACTCATCGCGTCACCCATCAGTGCCCAACCTTTCAGGACCAGAAAGACCGACAGCAGCGCACAGGGTATGGAAACTACCAGTGAAATCAGCAGTGCGTGACTCATAAAGGTGAACTGCAGTGGCTCCAGTAATAATGCCATCATGAGCGATCCTCCAGCGCTTTATGCGCACGCCGACGATTTGCCAAAAGTCCATGGGTGGGCGCAAATACAAATGCTAAAAGAAACAGCAGTGTCTGCGCCACCACGATGATTCCACCTGTCGCGCCGTCCAGAAAGTAACTGACCCACGCGCCGAGGAAACTGGTTACACTGCCAATAGTTACAGCAATTATGAGCAGGCGGGGAAAACGATCGGTTAACAACCATGCTGTTGCACCGGGAGTCACCACCAGACAGATCACCAGAAAGGCACCAACCGTTTGCAGCGCCGCAACGGTCGAAACCGACAGCAGGGTGAAGAAGAGGATTTTTAATCTGCCCGGATGTAATCCAATAGCACGGGCGTGATTCTCGTCGAAAAAGGTCACCATAAGATCTTTCCATTTGAAAAAAAGCACGATGATCGAGAGAATGCCAATGATAGTGAGTTGCAGGATATCCGCCGGATCGATTGCCAGAATATTGCCCAGGACGATGGTCTGAATGTTCACGGATGTCGGGTTCAATGACACCATAAACAGCCCCAGGCCAAAAAAGGACGAGAAGATCAGGCCGATGATGGCATCTTCTTTTAAGCGGGTGCGTTGGTTAAGAAACAGCATGCTGCCCGCTGCCAGTCCGCCGGAAAAGAAGGCTCCCAGAGAAAACGGAAGCCCCAGCATATATGCCCCCGCAACACCCGGGACAATAGAGTGCGACAGCGCATCGCCAATCAGCGACCAGCCTTTTAGCATCAGATAGCATGACAGGAAAGCGCAGAGACCGCCGACCATTGCCGAGACCCACATCGCATTGAGCATATATTCATAGCTGAAGGGTTCCAGTAGCACGTTCATCTTGCTTCCCTCTGCACCGCTGACGGTCGATGTGCCACAAAAGGGCGTTCATCGTCAGTAATAATGCTTTCTTCCGAGCCGTTAAGTGTGACATGGCGCAGTACGCCGCTAAAAGCCAGCTCCAGGTTCTCGGCTGTAAAAGTGGTGTCTGTCGGCCCGCTTGCCAGGACGGTGCCTTTGACCATGACCGTATAATCGCAAAATGTCGTGACTGAGCCGAGATTGTGCGTTGAGACAAGCATCGTTTTGCCTTCCGCGCGTAACTCCCTCAACAGGCTGATGATTTTCGCTTCGGTTTTCACATCAACGCCGGTAAAAGGTTCATCCAGCAGGATCACATCACCCTGCTGTGCAATTGCTCTCGCCAGAAAGACGCGTTTCTTTTGTCCACCGGAAAGCTCGCCGATTTGACGATGGCGAAAATCCACCATATCGACACGTTCCAGCGCATCGGTGACAATCTGACGATCCCTCTTTTTGGCTATACGCAACATACCCATATGCCCATAGCGGCCCATCATCACCACATCTTCCACCAGTACAGGAAATGACCAGTCAACCTCTTCTGACTGAGGGACGTAGGCAACCAGGTTTTTCTGTAGCGCCTGTCGCGTGGGAATACCCAGAACAGATATCTTTCCGCTGGTCAGACGCACAAATCCCATAATCGCTTTAAACAACGTCGATTTTCCGGAACCGTTTACCCCAACCAGAGCGGCAATAGATCCACTTGGTACTGTGAAGGATGCATCGCGCAGTGCTGTGTGCCCGTTACGCCAGGTGACAGTAACATCATTAACGACAATGCCTGCAGATTGCATCATTATTTCTCCCTTTTCCCGGCTTTAATTCCCTGTACCAGCGTACTGGTAGTAACCTTAAGAAGGTCGATATACGTAGGTACCGGGCCGTTTTCTGTGCTCAGGGAATCGACATAGAGCACACCGCCGTAGTGTGCGCCGGTTTCACGCGCAACCTGACGCGCTGGTTTATCGGAAATCGTACTCTCGCTAAAGACTGCCGGGATATGATTTTTCTTAACTATATCAACAACCTTACGTACCTGCTGCGGTGTTCCTTGTTGATCGGCATTAATCGGCCACAGATAAAGCTCTTTTAGCCCCAAATCGCGTGCGAGATAAGAAAAAGCCCCTTCACTGGTGACCATCCATCGCTGATTCTCAGGGAGTTCCGTAATCTGCTTACGCAGGGGGCAAGGGTTTGGGTAATCTTGGCTTTATAAGTATCGGCATTACGTTGGTAGGTTTGTGCATTTGCCGGATCGTATTTTATCAACGCATCACGAATATTATCGACGTAAATCAGAGCATTATCTGGCGACATCCATGCATGGGGATTAGGTTTGCCCTCATAGGGTCCTTCGGTGATCCCTACTGGCGTCACACCCGAAGAGACAATTACTTCTGGAACCCCATTGAGATGCTGGTAAAAGCGTTGGAACCACAATTCCAGATTCATACCATTGGCGAGAATCAGTTGTGCCCCCTGCGCACGTTTAATATCGCCAGGGGTAGGCTGATACTCATGAATTTCTGCACCAGGCTTGGTTATGGATGAGACTTCTGCAGCATCTCCAGCCACGTTTTTGGCCATATCCGCGATGATGGTAAATGTTGTAATGACCTTGAATTTTTCAGTTGCACTTGCCTGAAATGCGATCGAGCAGGTGAGGGCGAGGCACCCCAAGAGCATGGTTACTTTTTTATTGAGTGCATAATTTAGTACCTATAGTGAGCAAAATTAGAACAAACATAGCAACGGCTATGTTTTATAGCATAACCTATACAAAATGAAAATAATTATCATTAACAGCTTTGAGGCCTAAAACAGGGATTAGGTTGTTTCCTGCTGGCGACATGATATTGAGGAAAAAAGTAGAGCAGCTATTAGGCTTTGAAATGACTTTATGAGGAAAATTGTTGATGGCAAAAATGGGGCAAAACGCTGTATAAGGGGCAAAAAAGGGGCAAAAAAGAGTGGGTTATCGTAGCTTATTGTTGTCGCTGATAATGTTTAACATATTGAAAAATAAATAAAATACTTATGAGTCAGATAGTTGTGATTTTTGCCCTTACTTGTTCAGGTTGTATTGTTCTTTCTTTGTAATTTGTTGATTTTCTTGCATTATTTCAGTTCTCTGGTACTAAATGGGGCAAATTGGGGGCAAACTTTGCAACTACGATAACCGCGCATTCAACATGGCTATCTGTTCGTCGTTCATGTCATCAATCCACATACCGTAAATTTCATACACCATTTGCGCAGTTTCATGCCCCATCTGGCTGGCTATAAATGCCGGGTTCGCTCCTGCCGTCAACAGCCAGCAGGCAAAAGTATGTCGCGTGTGGTACGGATTACGGCGGCGAATACCAGCACGTTTTACTGCTGCATTCCATCTTGTACCCAAACTGCTTACCGAGTAATAAGGTTTCTGTTTTTCGTTACACACCCTGGGCATGAAAACAAAATGCAGTTTTTGTTTTTCAGTTCTGCCGTACTCCCGATGATAAAAAGTGATTTCGCTTTTGCGATGATGCCCGGTCAGTTTGTATTGCTCCTTCAGTGCTTCAAGAGCCGGCTGCAGTAATGTTACCGTCCGGATCCCGGCATTTGTTTTTGGGGGACCGAACATATCAAGTATCGTCAGGTTTCTTCTGACATTCACAATTCCCTTCTCGAAATCCACATCCTCCCACGCCAGAGCTGCCAGTTCCCCGTGACGAAGCCCGGAGTAAACGGCAAATTTCCACAAGTTTTGGCTCTGTCCTTTTTCACTTTCCATTAATGCATTGAATTCTGTTTTAGATAACGGGTCAGGTAATGCTGCCAACTTACTGATTTAGTGTATGATGGTGATTTTAAGGTGCTTGCGTGGCTTCCATTTCCATCAGATGTCCTTCCTGCTCCGCTACTGAAGGCGTGGTGCGTAACGGCAAAAGCACTGCCGGACATCAGCGCTATCTCTGCTCTCATTGCCGTAAAACATGGCAACTACAGTTCACTTACACCGCCTCTCAGCCCGGTACGCACCAGAAAATCATTGATATGGCCATGAATGGCGTCGGATGTCGCGCCAGTGCACGCATTATGGGCGTTGGCCTCAACACGGTTTTACGTCACTTAAAAAACTCAGGCCGCAGTCGGTAACCTCGCGCATACAACCGGGCAGTGATGTGATTGTCTGCGCTGAAATGGACGAACATTGGGGCTACGTCGGTGCTAAATCACGTCAGCGCTGGCTGTTTTACGCGTATGACAGGATACGGAGGACGGTTGTGGCGCACGTCTTCGGTGAACGCACTCTGGCCACACTGGAGCGTCTTCTGAGCCTGCTGTCGGCCTTTGAGGTCGTGGTATGGATGACGGATGGCTGTCCGCTGTATGAATCACGCCTGAAGGGAAAGCTGCACGTTATCAGCAAGCGTTACACTCAGCGCATTGAGCGACATAATCTGAATCTGAGACAACATCTGGCAAGGCTGGTACGGAAGTCACTGTCGTTCTCAAAATCGGTGGAGCTGCATGACAAGGTCATCGGGCATTATCTGAACATAAAACACTATCAGTAAGTTGGAGTCATTACCCACCGGAACTGATTTGATGAACTATCAACGCTCTTAAATTCCCGGCCTTTTTAATGTTACTGTTAGTAATCTCCCAGCCTTTCAATGTTTCCCGACATCGTTTTCCTCGAAACATGAACCAGATGCGAATGTATTTACCTCGAATCTCGACACCTGTTGGTAATTTAGACATATCATGAGTCTTTGATAAACTGATTTATCTTCGGATAGTTGTACCAGATAATCCCTCGCTTACTGTCTGGCTTCCCTAAAGGAGATACTCGTTTGAAGTGGAAGCCTTCCACCCAACAGTTCTGGCGGTATGCTTCAATTTGTCTGGCACCCAGACCAGTGCGAAGCATCAGGCTGAACCGCCCCGGGTTTCCTGGAGAGTGTTTTATCTGTGAACTCAGGCTGCCAGATCATCGTTTCCGATGGAAGCATAATAAGCTTTTTCTGCTTCTGCCGGAGGGATGTGGCCCAGCCTTTCCAGCAATCGTCGATTGTTATACCAGTCCACCCACGTGAGTGTGGCCAGTTCCACTTCTGCACGGTTTTTCCAGCTCTTACGGTGTATTACCTCCGCTTTGTAAAGACCATTGATGCTCTCCGCCATCGCGTTGTCATACGAGTCGCCTGTACTTCCTGTTGATGCCAGTAATCCGGCTTCCTTAAGCCGCTGTGTGTAGGCCAGCGATACATACTGAGAACCTTTATCACTGTGATGGACCGTGCCGGACGGTCGACGGGCCCATAACGCCTGCTCCAGTGCATCCAGCACGAATGTCGTTTCCATGGACGATGAGACCCGCCACCCCACGATGTATCCGGCAAACACATCAATGATGAACGCCACATAGACGAAGCCCCGCCATGTGCTGACGTAAGTAAAATCAGCCACCCACAGCTGGTCAGGTCGTTCTGCCACGAACTGACGGTTTACGCGGTCGCCTGCGGCAACGGCTTTCCGGCTGATGGTCGTACGGACCTTTTTACCCCGGAGAACACCGGCAAGTCCCATAACCGCCATGAGACGTGCCACAGTGCATCTGGCCACTCTGATACCTTCCCGTAACAACTGACGCCAGACTTTACACCGTATACCTTGTGATTTTCATCGTATACGCGCTGTATCTCTTTCTTCAGCCAGTCATCGCGCTGCGCACGGGCACTGCGTTTATCCGGATGATGTCGCTGTTGCTGACAGTGGTAATACGTTGACGGGGCAATATGCAGTTCGCTGCATAGCGGTCCGACCCCGTACTGCTCACGCAGCTTATCCAGCAGTGGCATCATTTTTTCCAGAGGCGGTCGAACTCCGCCTTCGCAAAATAAGCGGAAGCCTGGCGAAGGATATCGTTACTGCGGTGCAGTTCACGATTTTCACGCTCCGGCTCTTTCAGACGCTGACGTTCAGCGGTGGTGAGCCCTCCATCACCGCCCCCGGTATCCCGCTCATGCTGGCGAACCCAGACACGCAGAGTCTCCGGCGTACAGCCAATCTTTGGGGCAATGGAACAAATTGTCGCCCATTGTGAGTCATATTCGCCCTGACTTTCCAGAACCATACGGACTGCCCGTTGACGGACTTCGGGGGAAAAACGAGTATTTTTAGTCATCCTGTTTACCTCTTTCTCAGGAAGTTTAGTCTCCAGGATTCCCGGGGCGGTTCATTCCCAAAATGCACTTGGTTTTACACCGGAATATTCTCATCGTATCCTGCTTGTTGCGTTTCGTTTTGTGTTTGTGGATCCGGGAATGCATATTCAACGCCTTCCAGTTCAATCCATAGTGCATTACGACCAGCTTTGATTGTCGGCCAGTCCATACCTTTGATTCTTTCCCATGAGCGGGAGGTGAATGTTTTTTCCAGCAAATCAGCTTTTGCGCGTTTGGCGTCGTTACTGGTGCCCCCATGGTGCTTGTTGAGCAACTCGATAATTTCATCAAGTTAATTTCATCAAGTGCGATTTCTTTTGCACGCTTTTCTTTTAGCCATGTCGGTGTACCGTCGTTGGCAAATAATTCACTGTTATCCCGTGAGGTATCGATGCCGGGGTGTTCACCTCCCAGGTTAAGAGACTCGATATGAGGAAGAAAGTTTTTAAATGTTGGGTTTGAAAATACCTGTCCATCAATACGGGTGGAGCGATCTTTTAGTATTCTGGCGGTGCGCCACACCTGACCGGTTTCTATGTTCATTTGCTTCTCCATCTGGATCCGGATGGAGGGTTCATAACCGGTTTCTGTTTCTGCTTTCATTTTTATACCGGTTTTTGCCAACTGGCGTTTGCCATCATCACCTTCGAAAAAGTCATACTCATATCCTGCACGCCCGCACATAATAATGTGCGCCTGACTGTTAACAAATCGATCGGTAAAGCGTCGCCACTCCTGTTTGAGCCACGCCCAGTCTGAAAATTCCAGTCCTCGTTTACGGTTTCGGCGTCTGGCATACTCGTCGCATAATCCGGTCCAGAAGTGACTGATGGAGTCGATGATCATTACGGAACCGCTGCTTTCCGCTTCATTAATGGCTTCAAGCAGATCAACAAACGAGCGGGTTTTTGCCGTAAATAATTCGATATTTTCCGCATCAAAGCGGGGTTTAACCCAGTCAGAGCCTGTTTCTGTGTCCAGAAACATTACCGGGCGGTTACCAGCTTCAATTCCCCGTTGCCGCATAAGCATTACCAGACCAATAGCCAGTTCGCTTGCTGTGTAGGTTTTGCCGTCGCCAGCAAACCCCATAATTCCTGCTTTTAGATAGGCCTGTGTGTTTATTGCTCGTTGAAAAAGCGCCATAGATTTTAGTCCTCCAAATCAATATCAACCTGGTGGTGGGCAATGGTTTCAGTGAAGTGGTCAACAAAAACTGGCCACCGAGTTAGAGTTTTTCCAGTATCGATTTTCCGATTCGTTTGGGGGTAACCCACCGTTATATTCGTGCGGTCTTAGTGCACTGTAATATCCAACGATATAGTCCGTTATGGCGTGAGCTGCCTCGCTGAAGCTTACGTAACCCACCACCGGCATCCATTCGTTCTTCAGACTCCTGAAGAAGCGTTCCATTGGGCTGTTATCCCAGCAGTTTCCGCGCCGGCTCATACTCTGTCTGATCTGGTATCGCCACAATAACTGCCGGAACTGCCTGCTCGTATAATGACTGCCCTGATCGCTGTGGAACATCACCCCGCCGGGCTTACCACGGGTTTCCCATGCCATTTCCAGCGCTTTCATGGTGAGCCTGCTGTCCGGCGAGAACGACATGGCCCAGCCCACTGGTTTTCTTGCGAACAGGTCGAGAACAACGGCGAGGTACGCCCAGCGCTTACCCGTCCAGATATAGGTCACATCACCGCACCACACCTGATTTGGCTCGGTCACGGCGAACTGCCTTTCAAGGTAGTTAGGGATAGCAACATGTTCATGACCACCACGTTTATACCGGTGAGTCGGCTGCTGACAGCTGACCAGCCCCAGCTCTTTCATGAGCCTGCCAGCAAGCCAGCGTCCCATCTGGTAGCCTCTCCGGGTTGCCATTGTGGCGATGCTTCTTGCTCCGGCCGAACCGTGGCTGATGCCATGTAGCTCAAGTACCTGACTGCGTAATACAGCCCGTCTGCCGTCTGGTTTTTCAGGACGGTTTTTCCAGTATCTGTAGCTGCTGCGATGAACCCCGAACACATGGCAGAGTGTGACCACAGGATAATGCGCTCTGAGTTTCCCGATTATCGAGAACTGTTCAGGGAGTCTGACATCAAGAGCGCGGTAGCCTTTTTTAATATTTCATTCTCCATTTCAATGCGTTGTAGCTTTTTCCTGAGCTCACGGATTTCAATTTGTTCCGGGGTAATGGGGGAGGCTTTTGGTGTTTTGCCCTGACGCTCATCACGCAGTTGTTTGACCCATCTTGTCATTGTGGAAAGGCCAACATCCATAGCTTTGGCGGCATCTGCCACCGTGTATTTCTGGTCAACAACCAGTTGAGCGGATTCGCGTTTAAACTCTGCGCTAAAATTTCTTTTTTTCATTGGAGCACCTGTGTTGTTCTGAGGTGAGCATATCACCTCTGTTCAGGTGGCCAAATTCAGTGTGCCACTTCACAGCCATGTACCGGATGTGTTCTGCCATGCGCTCCTGAAACTCAACATCATCATCAAATGCGTGGCTGATTGCCTGTTTATTGGCACCGTGGCGTTGCAAATGGTCGATGCAGAGCGATTCAAACAGGTGCTGAGGCAGACCTTTTTCCAGGTCGTCCGCCAGTTCCGTTTCTTTTTCTTCACGAACGATCTGCTGGTAGTGACGAGCCCATGCCATTTCTTCAATACGATCAAAAATCGGATAAGCGCTCTGAGGTAGCCTGAGTTTAACGGACACTCCTTCCTGAAATAGAATGGCATCAGAAGGAGCTAATAATGAGCAGAAAAACCCAACGTTACTCTAAAGAGTTCAAAGCCGAAGCTGTCAGAACGGTTCTTGAAAATCAACTTTCGATCAGTGAAGGCGCTTCCCGATTATCTCTTCCTGAAGGCACTTTAGGACAATGGGTTACCGCCGCCAGAAAAGGGCTCGGTACTCCTGGTTCCCGCACGGTGGCTGAACTGGAATCTGAAATTCTGCAACTGCGTAAGGCGTTAAATGAAGCTCGCCTTGAGCGCGATATATTAAAAAAGCAACAGCGTATTTTGCACAGGAGTCGCTGAAAAATACGCGTTAATCGAACAATGGCGACAACAATTTCCCATTGAAGCGATGTGTCAGGTATTTGGTGTATCCAGGAGCGGTTATTACAACTGGGTACAGCATGAACCCTCAGACAGAAAACAAAGTGATGAGCGGCTAAAACTGGAGATTAAGGTGGCACATATCCGCACTCGCGAAACATATGGAACCCGGCGGCTCCAGACGGAGCTGGCAGAGAATGGCATCATCGTTGGTCGTGACCGACTGGCACGTCTTCGTAAGGAGCTGAGGCTACGCTGTAAGCAGAAACGCAAGTTCAGAGCGACTACGAACCCGAACCACAATCTGCCAGTTGCGCCAAATCTGCTGAACCAGACGTTCGCTCCTACAGCACCAAATCAGGTCTGGGTGGCGGACCTGACGTATGTTGCCACACAGGAGGGATGGTTGTACCTCGCTGGCATCAAAGATGTTTATACGTGTGAAATTGTCGGCTACGCCATGGGAGAGCGCATGACAAAAGAGCTGACAGGTAAAGCCCTGTTTATGGCGCTCAGGAGCCAGCGCCCACCTGCCGGGCTAATCCACCACTCTGATCGAGGTTCACAGTACTGCGCATACGATTACCGGGTCATACAGGAGCAGTCTGGTCTGAAAACATCAATGTCGCGTAAAGGTAACTGTTACGACAACGCTCCGATGGAAAGCTTCTGGGGAACGCTGAAAAATGAGAGCCTGAGCCACTATCGTTTTAATAACCGGGATGAAGCCACCTCAGTAATACGGGAATACATTGAGATTTTCTACAATCGTCAGCGTCGTCACTCTCGTCTGGGGAATATCTCCCCGGCAGCCTTCAGGGAAAAATATCATCAGATGGCTGCTTAAAAAAAGAACAAATGGTAGTGTCCGCTATTGCCAGTACACCTCACAGGCTACCTCAAGGCAGCCAGTAATTTGTCTGCATCGACAGGATTTTTGGGCGGAATGTTTTTCCGGGCTTCATGGAGTTCTGCCCGTAGTTCCTGATATTTCTCATCAACAGAATTTACCTGTGACTGAGCATCCAGCGGCTGCGTGTTCTGATGATGTTCAGTTGCATCCGGTTCCATTGTTTCAGCCGTTGCCTGTTCATCTGCCATTGCGCCAGATGGCTGCGTTTTTTCTTCATCATCCTGTTTTCCTTCTTCTGTTACACGTTGCGGCATCGGGGCAGAGGAGCGACCGCAGGCAATATCCACGATTTCCGGATCAGGGTTGGCATGATCGGTTTCAGTCAGTACCTTGTTCAGATATTCAGTGACGTGAGCGGGGATGACCTCGATACCAATCGGTGCTTCTTTCACTGACGCAACCACGATGGCGCGGGAATAATCCATCCCGCCAGGCATGGTGATGAATTTGTCGCGGAAAACAGAAAAGGGCGGTTTATTTTCAGCGATAATTTCCTCGACACGTTTAGCGTGTGCCGGATGAAGGTTATAAATGTCCACGTCCATTGAACGAGCCAGTACGCCAGTGGCTACGTCGCGCGCCAGTGACGTCAGATCGTGAACGAAACCTTCGCCGCGATCGGTGAGGTTCCCGCCGCCAGCATTAGCGCCGGAAGCCGTGCGCGTGATGCGTGAAACACGATTTCCTTTCATCCACTCTTTTGTCAGCAGACCGCGATCGGTGTAGTCTGCGTCCATGTATGCTTCGAAAAAAGCAGTCATCAGCCCCAGGCTTGAATTGCCTGGATTAGGGAAAACTCTGTCAGTATCACGCACCAGTTTGTGGAGATCGCGAATTTCCAGCGGATCGAGCAGGCTGGTTTTGTGGGAAACAGCCAGGGCAGTAACAGCTGGTAGTTCTTCATCCCGAGCAATGTGTAATGCCTGGAGTTCGTCGCGTGAAACGTGCGTTACTGGTTTTTCGCTGCCGTGTTGCGCAAGCCAGCGAATGGGCAGTTCCTGACCGGAAACTGGCAGGAGCATGTTCTCCTCAATTTCTGTCATGTCTTCGCCGTTGACGTTGGTATTGTCAGTGCTGGCCGGTTTGTCCTGAACAGAGGGAGAAGATGCGATAAATACCATTGTGATGCCATCTTCCCCGCCTTTTTCGTAACGGTTGCAGAATTCCGTATCAAATACGCCTTCTGGCGGGAGGTCATCAACAACGGGCAAATTGACGCGAACAGGTTTTTTAAAGTCATCTTCATCGTAGCCTGCATCGTCAATCGCAACAGCACCACGGGAGATGGCAATGGATAATTTTTTCGCTTCAGCCCAGTAAAAACCGCCTTTAATACCGAGACGTTTTCTTACTTTGTCATTTTTTGCTTCGTAATACAGTGGGTAAACTTGTTTATCGGTGTTCATTGTTTTTTAACCTCAACTCAGATTAAAATTACTGCGAGTGATGAATAAATGTCCCAGGTTCTTCATTCAGGCCTGCACAGTGTGCAGGCTTTCTTTTTTTCAGATTTCACCTTTTAATTTCATTGCAATCAGAGTTGGGTAATGACTCCAACTTACTGATAGTGTTTTATGTTCAGATAATGCCCGATGACCTTGTCATGCAGCTCCACCGATTTTGAGAACGACAGTGACTTCCGTCCCAGCCTTGCCAGATGTTGTCTCAGATTCAGATTATGTCGCTCAATGTGCTGAGTGTAACGCTTGCTGATAACGTGCAGCTTTCCCTTCAGGCGTGATTCATACAGCGGACAGCCATCCGTCATCCATACCACGACCTCAAAGGCCGACAGCAGGCTCAGAAGACGCTCCAGTGTGGCCAGAGTGCGTTCACCGAAGACGTGCGCCACAACCGTCCTCCGTATCCTGTCATACGCGTAAAACAGCCAGCGCTGACGTGATTTAGCACCGACGTAGCCCCAATGTTCGTCCATTTCAGCGCAGACAATCACATCACTGCCCGGTTGTATGCGCGAGGTTACCGACTGCGGCCTGAGTTTTTTAAGTGACGTAAAACCGTGTTGAGGCCAACGCCCATAATGCGTGCACTGGCGCGACATCCGACGCCATTCATGGCCATATCAATGATTTTCTGGTGCGTACCGGGCTGAGAGGCGGTGTAAGTGAACTGTAGTTGCCATGTTTTACGGCAATGAGAGCAGAGATAGCGCTGATGTCCGGCAGTGCTTTTGCCGTTACGCACCACGCCTTCAGTAGCGGAGCAGGAAGGACATCTGATGGAAATGGAAGCCACGCAAGCACCTTAAAATCACCATCATACACTAAATCAGTAAGTTGGCAGCATTACCCAGAGTTGCCAGAAATTCGGCTTTTTTTTCTGCGGGCAGATTCTTTCCTATGTGCACCAGACACATTTTTTTTACACCATCGTTAAGTGTTTTAACGTTGCCTGATGGACCGTCGATATCAACCACAGTGAATGGGGTTTCTTTATTTTCTGTCTTAATCACGTAGCCAATACGCTTTCCTTCCAGATTAACCTCGTGAACAATGTCATCAGTAGTTACAACAGTGGCTTCATAACTGGTAATCATGTTTTTCTCCTTAATTAAGGTTGAGCGAATCCCTGCCATTGCTGGCATAAATTCAGTTTCGGATAGTCAGTTAATTAAAGTTCGTGTGCCATCTGGTCTTTTTCGGCACAGATTTCACTACAATATTTTTTCATTTCCGTCGTTGGTATAACTCCACGCATGAAATGAAGTGGTCTTGTAATGATTTTGCTTTCTTCAATTTCTTTATTGCAAAGGTGATAAGCACATTTTATTTTCTTAGTCATTACCATGACTCCGCCTTTACAGGTAAACCATCACGACCGAGGAAGACTTTAATCATGCAGTCAGAAATGCATGTTTTTGTAGTCAGGCTACGAATATAAAGTTTTCGCTTTTTAATATTGTTTGCCGAGGCGATATATGTCCGACCTTCATGAAGAACATAATCGCCAGGAGTCACACACTGACGTGGTATTTCATCAGTTCCGAAGTGATGAGCAATCATGGAAGCCTCCTTAATAAACAGTCTTACAAAGGAAATCTCAGGAAAGTTATTTAATACTTAGCAGCTGGATTTGCCCCTATATTTCCAGACATCTGTTATCACTTAACCCATTACAAGCCCGCTGCCGCAGATATTCCCGTGGCGAGCGATAACCCAGCGCACTATGCGGATGCCATTCGTTATAATGCTCGAACGCCTCTGCAAGGTTCTTTGCTGCCGTTAACCCGTCTGGTTTGGGCATGATACTGATGTAGTCACGCTTTATCGTTTTCACGAAGCTCTCTGCTATTCCGTTACTCTCCGGACTCCGCACCGCCGTGTTCTTCGGTTCAAGTCCCAACATCCGGGCGAACTGGCGTGTTTCATTATCCCGGTAGCATGAACCATTATCCGTCAGCCACTCCACTGGAGACGACGGAAGATCGTTGCCGAAGCGGCGTTCCACTGCTCCCAGCATGACGTCCTGTACTGTTTCACTGTTGAAGCCGCCGGTAGTCACCGCCCAGTGCAGTGCCTCACGATCACAGCAGTCCAGCGCGAACGTGACACGCAGTCTCTCTCCGTTATCACAGCAGAACTCGAACCCGTCAGAGCACCATCGCTGATTGCTTTCTTTCACGGCCACTCTGCCTGTATGTGCCCGTTTCGATGGCGGTACAGCAGGTTTTCGCTCAAGCAACAGCGCATTCTGGCGCATGAGCCGGTAAACACGTTTGGCATTGATCGCAGGCATACCATCAAGTTCTGCCTGTCTGCGAAGCAGCGCCCATACCCGACGATAACCATACGTGGGCAGCTCTCCGATAACATGGTGTATACGGAGAAGCACATCCGTATCATCAGTGTGACGACTGCGGCGGCCATCCATCCAGTCATCGGTTCGTCTGAGAATGACGTGCAACTGCGCACGCGACACCCGGAGACAACGGCTGACTAAGCTTACTCCCCATCCCCGGGCAATAAGGGCGCGTGCGCTATCCACTTTTTTGCCCGTCCATATTCAACGGCTTCTTTGAGGAGTTCATTTTCCATCGTTTTCTTGCCGAGCAGGCGCTGGAGTTCTTTAATCTGCTTCATGGCGGCAGCAAGTTCAGAGGCAGGAACAACCTGTTCTCCGGCGGCCACAGCAGTAAGACTTCCTTCCTGGTATTGCTTACGCCAGAGAAATAGCTGGCTGGCTGCTACACCATGTTGCCGGGCAACGAGGGAGACCGTCATCCCCGGTTCAAAGCTCTGCTGAACAATTGCGATCTTTTCCTGTGTGGTACGCCGTCTGCGTTTCTCCGGCCCTAAGACATCAATCATCTGTTCTCCAATGACTAGTCTAAAAACTAGTATTAAGACTATCACTTAAATAAGTGATACTGGTTGTCTGGAGATTCAGGGGGCCAGTCTAGCAGCTGCTCTACGGTCATATTTTTAATTGCGCTCCGGTTTACAAGAGCCCACCCCTGTTTTTCCAGATAAAACTGGAAAGTATCCAGGGTACAGACCAGTGCACCGTCAGGAACAGTTTCGGTGAATCTGATATTGCCGTGTTCGTCGAAGTGCACAACCAGAGTGCGACCGTTACCCGGAATCATCTTGTCAGCGGACGGGGTATTATTCTGGTGCAGTTCTGCCTCCATGCGGTCGAACATCAGCGATGTAGGCCTCTTTGAATGCAGCGGCTTTTTTCCCAGTGAAGCCCATCACCAGGAAAACGAAGCCGTTTTTGGTGATTTGGTACATTGGGCGTTTTTCGCCTTTGGTGTCGGTGTAGGTGACGTCCTCAAAATTGAGGGCGTTAAATTCAGGTGAGCATTCAGTATTTGCGATGGCACGTAACACATTGTCGTGTCGTTTGTGGAAGAACTCTGCAACCGCAACAGACGTAGTGACAGCGCGACCGTTTTCGATGGTTACGTCAGGGTGAGAAAGGGCAGGGATAGTAGCCATGATGGCATCCTCGAGTGATAAGTTAATTAACTCACCACCGAGGTTTTCCACGACCATAAGGGTGGTGAGACGTACAGGGGTGGAAATACCGGTCACTCGAGAACCCGGCCAGTCTTGCGACTGCCCTGCACATCCCACCATAATTTGAATGGAGCTGTGCATTACGCATAAAAAAACCGCTTCAGCGCGGCTATGCGCTCGAGTAACGTTCGGGTTTCCACGCCCGGCCCCCGTTTTATGAGGTGCAGATGCACTATAATTCCACCCGTTCTGGTTTTCAATAGCTACATTCAACATTTTCTCTTACCTTTCATCACCGAAGTGAACTTTGTTGATGCGGTGCCTGGTGCCTCCAGGTGACGTTAACCAGTTAACAATTAACGCCGGATACAGGGAAACCCATAACCACCCGATACGTGGGAACTAATCGCTTTTTAACTGTTCCGCGTGCGCTCAGCCGCATTCACCGCATCACAAAATTCACTTTAAAAAGGGCGGACATCAGCCAGCAATGAAACTGATGCCGCCAAAGGTACCAATCAACATGGAGTGTTGTGGCGTGGTTGTCACTTAAGCGTATGGTCAACCTGACAACCCGGTGTCCTCAACGGGGAAGGAATAACTCCGCCATACTTACCGCCGCGTCATTTCGCGTTGTGTGCCTGCTTTTAACTACGTCAGGCGAGGTGGTTCCTGTTATTCCCCAACAACAAGAAATTTGTATAATCTGAATACCCCAACAATAAGAAGAGTGAGCAAGTGATGTATTAGCGATGTCAGCTCTCAAAGAGACTGCATCAATGTTAAAATTATTCAATGAAGCAAAAACTCAGGCTGAGGTTGATCGCGCTGTGTCTGAAATAAACTCTAAGTTGTCAAGCATTCAGCTTGAATATTTGTCTCTCATTGATGAGCTGACAATCTCTAAAAGCAATGAGGCTGCGCTCAAAGCAAAACTCACGGAGATAGAAAAGTTTAAGTTCCAAAGTGAAGACTGCGAACCTCGCTAATTGATTACTGGAACGATTGTGTATGCCAGACAGTGCAATACTAGCTCTGGCAAGATTTGAAGTGGCACACTGAATTTGGCCACCTGAACAGAGGTGATATGCTCACCTCAGAACAACACAGGTGCTCCAATGAAAAAAAGAAATTTTAGCGCAGAGTTTAAACGCGAATCCGCTCAACTGGTTGTTGACCAGAAATACACGGTGGCAGATGCCGCCAAAGCTATGGATGTTGGCCTTTCCACAATGACAAGATGGGTCAAACAACTGCGTGATGAGCGTCAGGGCAAAACACCAAAAGCCTCCCCCATTACCCCGGAACAAATTGAAATCCGTGAGCTCAGGAAAAAGCTACAACGCATTGAAATGGAGAATGAAATATTAAAAAAGGCTACCGCGCTCTTGATGTCAGACTCCCTGAACAGTTCTCGATAATCGGGAAACTCAGAGCGCATTATCCTGTGGTCACACTCTGCCATGTGTTCGGGGTTCATCGCAGCAGCTACAGATACTGGAAAAACCGTCCTGAAAAACCAGACGGCAGACGGGCTGTATTACGCAGTCAGGTACTTGAGCTACATGGCATCAGCCACGGTTCGGCCGGAGCAAGAAGCATCGCCACAATGGCAACCCGGAGAGGCTACCAGATGGGACGATGGCTTGCTGGCAGGCTCATGAAAGAGCTGGGGCTGGTCAGCTGTCAGCAGCCGACTCACCGGTATAAACGTGGTGGTCATGAACATGTTGCTATCCCTAACTACCTTGAAAGGCAGTTCGCCGTGACCGAGCCAAATCAGGTGTGGTGCGGTGATGTGACCTATATCTGGACGGGTAAGCGCTGGGCGTACCTCGCCGTTGTTCTCGACCTGTTCGCAAGAAAACCAGTGGGCTGGGCCATGTCGTTCTCGCCGGACAGCAGGCTCACCATGAAAGCGCTGGAAATGGCATGGGAAACCCGTGGTAAGCCCGGCGGGGTGATGTTCCACAGCGATCAGGGCAGTCATTATACGAGCAGGCAGTTCCGGCAGTTATTGTGGCGATACCAGATCAGACAGAGTATGAGCCGGCGCGGAAACTGCTGGGATAACAGCCCAATGGAACGCTTCTTCAGGAGTCTGAAGAACGAATGGATGCCGGTGGTGGGTTACGTAAGCTTCAGCGAGGCAGCTCACGCCATAACGGACTATATCGTTGGATATTACAGCGCACTAAGACCGCACGAATATAACGGTGGGTTACCCCCAAACGAATCGGAAAATCGATACTGGAAAAACTCTAACTCGGTGGCCAGTTTTTGTTGACCACTTCAGAAGGCTTTGGATTACCGTCTGGTGATACGTGAATATACTCTCTTCCAACCATCCAGCATTCTTTCCGGGTCCGAAGAATTGTGCCTGGTTTGAGCCCGGTAATTGCGATTAGAACGCTTTCACAAACCCATTCATTGGGAGCCAGTTGAATCACATTGCCCATGCATTACCTCACACAACACTCAGCCCACGGCAGTGGCACCAGTCCTCAAACATTCGTTTCACAATTTCACGACAGTAGAAACCGTCAACATCTCGCGTCAGGTCGTAGTGGTTGCCGTAACGCTGGTGGACCCATAGCTCAAACGCTTTATTCATTTTTTACTTCCTTTGCATTGCGCGTAATTTCTTCAGGTGCTTTTCTTGTTCTGTTTCAGCCAGAATCTTGTGATATTCCAGGTGGTCAATATGCTCGACCAGGCTACTGAATTCACCGATGCGTACTCGCCCGGTACGTCCGTCCATCCTCCGAAAGAACACTGAGTGCTCAGTACTGCGAGTAATTTCTACTGGGTATCCGGCTCTGTCTGTGTATATCTGCCCGCGTTGAATCAAAGCGAACATGTGGTTATCCCCATCGACAAATCGAGTACACAACAAACGCTACTGCGAATACCATCCCCAGAGTTACGATTGCATCAGGCCAGCTCATTGATTCACCTCCTGCGGCGTCCTGGTATTCGATTTTCATTCCGGATGCTCCTGAGCCACGTTGAAATCGCCATGATCACGACAAGGCATCACAACAAATTCAGGATTGCCATACATTGAGTTGATGATGGAATCAAACTGAATTCTGACCGCTTGCCCGTCACCGGAGGGACGTAACTGGACGGGAATAAATTTACGCTCACGACCAAACATCTTCTCTGGATAACTCAGGTAACCCGCCTGGAGCACCGGGTGAGTACAGCGGTCAAACTTTTTCGGAATGATGCGATCCAAATCCGGAAAACAACCGTCCACCAGTTTAATGCCGGTAATGGACAGTCGTCGCTGAAACTGGTCGCGATGAACAGCGATCGGCTCTTTACTAAAAATCAGCTCTGTCGTTTCGGCTTTGGCCGGGACGCCCCCTTCGAACTGGACAATGATGTTTTTCTTCGTCCGGATGCCGTGAGCCATGCGCAGTGCCACGGAACCATTGGTTGCCTCAATATGTTTCGGCGTGATGTGAAGACCGTTCAGGTAATAACGAACGTCGTTTTTAGCAGCGCACACCAGAGCGGCGCGAATAAGTTTTGACTGGATGATCATGCTTTATCCTCCCATCCGATCACCTGGAAAAGCCCCATCTTCGGGTGATACCAGCGTGTGCCGCGTGGGTCAGCCTCTGACATCATTTGGTGGAACGCCGCCATAAATGGCTCAAGCTCGACGATAGCCCTGCGAGACAACAGACCGTCCGGAGTCATGAATTCGTGGGTGTCTGTAGGAATTTGATATGCGTTCACCAGATTCCGACACTTGGTGTCACTCATTCCACTTTTGGCTACCACCTGGCGGTAACCGACATATCCGGCGCGCATATTTCCGCGTTTGATGGTTTCCACCGCTTCTGTGACTGTTTCGAGCTGTTCTTCCACATGATTCAGGCGCTTCTGTTGACGAACAGCGTCGGCGGCTATCGCAGCGATCATCTCGATTTCCGTTAGCGGTGTGCGAGTGCGGAAGTAGCTGTTAACCAGTTCGCGCTGAACCTGCCAGGCAAGGGCGTCATTGAATGGCTTCGTCAACATCAGGTAACCTGATTCAAAAAGTACAATCCCCGATGGTGCAAATTTAGAGAATGTTCCTTCCGGGAGGTCCGTACGTATTACGTCCGCACCTAATTCGGCATAATCCACACCGCTGATGAAATGCTCACGGTTTCGGTTGAATGCTGCACGCGCGGTTCCTTCCGGTCGCTGGTGGACTTCATCAATCATCGCCAGCGTCACAACACGCTGACCGCGATATTCGATTACCGGAAACTGTTTGTTGTTGATGGTTACAGTATTCATTTTTATCTCCAGACAGCCCGGCGTGTAATACCGGGCATATGTATTACTTAACCTGAATAAATGGTGTGTTGGCACCGCTGGTCATGTATTGCGGCAGTGTACCGTTCCACTTGTTGATGGCTTCCAGCTCCATAACGTTTGGGTTCTGGCGCAGAGCTTCACCGCGTAAACGAATAGCATCGGCTTCGGCCTGGGCTTTTGTGCGAATCGCATCTGCCTGTCCGGCAGCTTCCGCGCGCAACATGTTGGCTTCCGCTTCGCGCTGTTTTACTTCCTGCTCGCATTGCAGGGTTTTCTGGTTCGCCGTGACTTTGGCATTAATGCTGTCGATAACAGTAGGCGGGTACTCCGGCTTACCCACATATGAGAGGCTCATTACCTGAATACCGATGGGCGTCATTTCTTCCTGAATGTCTTTAAGAGCTGCATCCAGCAGCTCAGACTTGCCGCCGTCGATAAATTTGTCGGTGGTCATTTTGCTGGCCAGTCGGTTGAGTGCGTCGGCTATCTTCTGGCGCAGGTCGGTGTCGGTAATGTCGTCCACGCCTTTGCGGTAGGTCTGAAAGACTGTGGTAACTTTGGATGGATCAACTTTGTAGGCCACGCCGATGTGATAGCCGATGGTTGTACCGTCACTCATCTGGAAGCTGAATGGCTCATCGTAGGTCTTCATTTGTTTGAAGGTCGGGAAGATGTAAACCTCAGTGTTCCATCCCGTCCAGTAGCGCCCAACACCGACCACTTCTCCGACGCCTTTATCGTCGCCCAGTTTGTTTACCTTGATGCCAACATTACCAGGCTCAACGCGATCGCAACCGACAAGTCCGGTGGTCAGCAGAACAAGGGCTAAAGCAGGAATAACTTTTTTCATCTTTTATCCTTAGAAAAAGAAAGACCCTTATAAATGGCATAAATGCAGGGCGGGGTCAGACACGCCAGAGCAAAGCCAGAAATCACTGCTACCGTATCCTTCATTGATATGAGGGCCGGAACGATTAATCCGTAAATACATGCGATAATTGCCAGTGATATAACTATTCTGAAATAAATGTTCATGGTCCTCCTGATGTATTCGGCTTGCCTTATTTAATTGCGTCATGGTTAATTTCGTTTACGTCAGAATGGTTTTGTTGCCATCAGTTCGTAATATCCGGCGCTCCATGTGTCATATTTTCTGAACCATTTTTCTGTATACTGTTTCCTGGCGATGAGTCTGCGCAGTCGTCTGATTGTTCGCTGGTGTGCGCGGGTATACTCTGTGGTTGATTCTCCACGTTTCCATATCTCATTCCCGTTGAAGATAAAACGCTTGTCAGGATGGCGTTGTGAGGTGTACTGGCAATAGCGGACACTACCATTTGTTCTTTTTTAAGCAGCCATCTGATGATATTTTTCCCTGAAGGCTGCCGGGGAGATATTCCCCAGACGAGAGTGACGACGCTGACGATTGTAGAAAATCTCAATGTATTCCCGTATTACTGAGATGGCTTCATCCCGGTTATTAAAACGATAGTGGCTCAGGCTCTCATTTTTCAGCGTTCCCCAGAAGCTTTCCATCGGAGCGTTGTCGTAACAGTTACCTTTACGCGACATTGATGTTTTCAGACCAGACTGCTCCTGTATGACCCGGTAATCGTATGCGCAGTACTGTGAACCTCGATCAGAGTGGTGGATTAGCCCGGCAGGTGGGCGCTGGCTCCTGAGCGCCATAAACAGGGCTTTACCTGTCAGCTCTTTTGTCATGCGCTCTCCCATGGCGTAGCCGACAATTTCACACGTATAAACATCTTTGATGCCAGCGAGGTACAACCATCCCTCCTGTGTGGCAACATACGTCAGGTCCGCCACCCAGACCTGATTTGGTGCTGTAGGAGCGAACGTCTGGTTCAGCAGATTTGGCGCAACTGGCAGATTGTGGTTCGGGTTCGTAGTCGCTCTGAACTTGCGTTTCTGCTTACAGCGTAGCCTCAGCTCCTTACGAAGACGTGCCAGTCGGTCACGACCAACGATGATGCCATTCTCTGCCAGCTCCGTCTGGAGCCGCCGGGTTCCATATGTTTCGCGAGTGCGGATATGTGCCACCTTAATCTCCAGTTTTAGCCGCTCATCACTTTGTTTTCTGTCTGAGGGTTCATGCTGTACCCAGTTGTAATAACCGCTCCTGGATACACCAAATACCTGACACATCGCTTCAATGGGAAATTGTTGTCGCCATTGTTCGATTAACGCGTATTTTTCAGCGACTCCTGTGCAAAATACGCTGTTGCTTTTTTAATATATCGCGCTCAAGGCGAGCTTCATTTAACGCCTTACGCAGTTGCAGAATTTCAGATTCCAGTTCAGCCACCGTGCGGGAACCAGGAGTACCGAGCCCTTTTCTGGCGGCGGTAACCCATTGTCCTAAAGTGCCTTCAGGAAGGGATAATCGGGAAGCGCCTTCACTGATCGAAAGTTGATTTTCAAGAACCGTTCTGACAGCTTCGGCTTTGAACTATTTAGAGTAACGTTGGGTTTTTCTGCTCATTATTAGCTCCTTCTGATGCCATTCTATTTCAGGAAGGAGTGTCCGTTAAACTCAGGCTACCTCAATATGGTACCCGCGCTTCGGGAACTGATGCAGGCGAAGCATCGCGCACAGAAAGCAGTAGATGAGCTGGTGGACTGTGTGGCAGAGCTGGAAACCAGAGTCGGAAAGTTTGAAAAGCTGGTGCAGGAGGTGCTGCGCTGATGCGCCATGAGTTTATTTTACCTTATCCGCCGACGGTGAATACTTACTGGCGACGTCGTGGCAGCACATATTTTGTATCAAAAGCCGGTGAGCGTTATCGCCGGGATGTGGCGCTTATTGTCCGTCAGCAGCGACTGAAATTAAGCCTGTCCGGAAGACTGGCGATAAAGATTATTGCAGAGCCACCGGATAAGCGGCGTCGTGACCTGGACAATATCCTGAAAGCACCACTGGATGCACTGACACATGCGGGGTTGCTTATCGACGACGAGCAGTTTGATGAAACCAATATTGTGCGCGGACTGCCTGTTCCTGGTGGTCGGTTGGGGATAAAAATCACAGAGCTGGAGTGTGCATGAATAACCAGTATTTACAGTTTGTTCGTGAGCAGCTCATTATCGCCACCGCTGATTTGAGTGGGGCGACAAAAGGTCAGCTTGAAGCCTGGCAGGAGAATGCCATGTTCGATACAGGGCGTTACAGGCGTAAAAAAATCCGGTACCGCGATGAGGTGACCGGAAAAATGATAACGCGGGATAATCCACCAATCCCGGGAAAACAATCACTGGCGAAGGGGGCGTCAATTCCTCTGGTCAGTCAGGTTGCGTTTTCGACATCATCGTGGCGGCGGGCTGTTCTGTCTCTTGAAGAGCACTATAAAGCCTGGTTGTTGTGGTGTTACAGCGGAAGTATTTGCTGGGAGTATCAGATCACCATAACCCACTGGGCGTGGGAAGAGTTTAAGGCTCATTCTGGCACTAGGAAAATTGCAGAGAAAACACAGGAACGCCTGAAAAAATTAATCTGGCTGGCGGCGCAGGCGGTAAAAGCAGAACTTTTTGGTGGGGAAGGTTATGAATATCAGGAGCTGGCATTACTGGCGGGAGTAACAACCAAAAACTGGTCCAAAACATTTACTGGTCACTGGGTTGTAATGAAACACATTTTTCACCGACTGGATAGTGAGGCTTTATTGTTTGTGATGAGAACACGTTCAGAACAAAAAGCGGCATTTTCAAAGCAAAGTATTGCAAAAGTAGATTAAAAGGCATATATCTCATGCAAATCTGATACTTTGCCGATTTTGTACGCGATGGTAAAGTAAGCAAAACCCGCCGCCGAGCGGTTTTTTATGCCTGAAAAATGGCACAGGACGTTAAACGTGCTGGTGGTCAGATGAGTTTGCAGATGTGATGACATATGGTTATTATTCTGCCTCCGGCCCTTTAGCTCAGTGGTGAGAGCGAGCGACTCATAATCGCCAGGTCGCTGGTTCAAGTCCAGCAAGGGCCACCAACCACCACTAGCTCATCCGGATAGAGCATCAACCTTCTAAGTTGACGGTCCGAGGTTCGAGTCCTCGGTGGTGGGCCAGCGCCGACTTAGCTCAGCAGGCAGAGCAACTGACTTGTAATCAGTAGGTCACCAGTTCGATTCCGGTAGTCGGCACCATATGCGGGCATCGTATAATGGCTATTACCTCAGCCTTCCAAGCTGATGATGCGGGTTCGATTCCCGCTGCCCGCTCCAGCGAGATTTGAGACGAAGGTTGTTATTTGCACTGACACAATATTGTGTGGGAATGTCTGACTCCTTACCATCTCCTGTTCTGTGATGTTGTTTTGTTGCAGTTCCAGTGCTCTTTTTTCAGCACCAGAATGGTGCATTGTCGGTCAGGTTACGTAGTGAACCTCTGGCAGGGGACTGATGATTCATCATTCTGGTGTTGTAAATATCTCTTCGGACAACTTACAAAATATTCTAAGCAAACCCCGGGAACACACTCTTAACTGCCTTGGCTGGCGGTTTTTTGTACAGCGCTCGGTATGTGTGAGCTGGAAATCAGATTTTGCATGGACTGGAATCATGCTGTTATTTAGGGGCGAAGAACTGGCTTTTTCTTCCGCCTTCTCACCAGTAACGATTAGAAAAATAATGAAATGCCCCCCTCCGGGGAGGAGGACCGTAGAAAAAAGGACCCGCCAGCAAAAACATTGGGGATGAACAGCTTTCGCTACTCAGATTGCTGGCGGGTAAAGTTCCTCATGAATTAAGAATGCTACGCGATCTTTTTTAATGGAAATGAAAATTATTGTCAATTAGTCGTGCGTGTTTTTTCATACAATATTGGTAAAGGTGATTCAGGTCATCAGAGTTTTGCTGATGGCCTTTTTTCTTTCCGATAGCACAGGTCTGTCGGGGGGGGCCCCTATTAAGTTGTCAAGCATGTTATGACCCCTGCGGGGTATAAAAAGTCCCGTCGCGCATCATGGCGAACAGAACGTCGCAGCGTCGTCTCGCCAGGGCGATAAGCGCCTGATTGTGTCGTTTTCCCTGACTCATTTTGCGGGTGTAGTAAGCCCTGGAGAGCGGATCCCTGAGCGCGGCGAAGGCCGACAGGAACAACGCCCGTTTGAGAGCTTTATTACCCCGTCGCGAGGGATGCTCACCGCGTATTGACGAGCCGGATCGCCGAGTTACCGGCGCAAGGCCAGCATAAGCAGCGAGATGTGCGGCAGAGGCGAAGGCGCGGCAGGCGACCTCGGGTGAGGAGTCTGGCTGCGGTCCTGACACCGACTCCGGGCATACTGGTCAGGACCGGGTAAAGAGGGTGAGCAAGAACTCGCTGTTCTACCTCAAGCGCCACCTCGTCTCTTTGCTTACGCAGCGTGATGAGCTGGAGTGCCAGACGTGGCAGTACTACGGCAGCGGCATTCGTGCCGGGAACGACGACGGTTTGTCGGCCAGTGCCTGAGCTATGTCTGCTGCAAGGCGTTTACCCAGACGAGGCGCAAGTTTGCAGAGCTGGGCTGCCAGCTTCTTCTCACCCAGCGAAGCGAGTTTTTCTGGTGAGGGATATCGCTGGAGAAGATCGAGTACCGCCGGGTGCTCAAGTCTCGGACCGAGAACGCGCTCCGGTGCCGGATGTATCTGGGTCAGAAGGCCGCGGATACGGTTGCTGGCCTGCGTTGTCTGTGCGGCAAGATCATCATCGAAGCCGCAGAGCATGGAGAGTTCGGCGATTTGCTCGTCAGCCAGTTTCAGCGTGCGTAGCGCGTGAGGCAGGTACGGGCAGCTTCGGCAATGATGGCAGCGTCACGAGCATCAGTTTTAGCTTCACCGGCGTGTAAGTCGGCTATGCGGCGCATGGCCAGTCCAGGGAGGTATCCGACAAGGACTCCTTCTGAGCGGGCAACGGCGACAGGTAACGCACCGATGGTAGCTGGCTGATCAACAACCAGCAGTATCTGACCATGTTGTTTCAGGTCAGATATTAGCGACCTGAGTTTGTTTTCGTCGTTGGGTAATGCTTTATCGAACAGGCGTTTACCTGAACGATTAATGGCAACAGCGTGATGCGTATCTTTACCGACATCAACGCCGATAAAGACCTGGACGGATTCGTAATCGCTGGATTCGGTCATTCTGTCTCCCTTGTATATGGGTTAACCAGATAACCACGGGGAGCAGGTACCGGCATCCACGTTACAGACGGTCCCGGCAAAAGTGCCTGACCTGACCCCTATTAGCGGTTACCAGCGCCCCACCAGACCCGGTGACATCCCCCCCGGATCATGGACGACTGGGGGCAGTAATCATGCCGGGTCTGGCTGGCTAACACCCCATTATAAGGGGTACGAATAAAGTAACGGCGGGCTCCCGTTTTTTATTCGGACAGGAACAGATATGGCAAAGAAAGACGATAACCTGAAACGTCTGAGAGAACTGGCAGCATCGCTGGGACGTGAGCCGGATATCTCGGGAAGCGCAGCAGATATTGCGCAGCGTGTGGCTGAGCTGGAGGAGGAACTTGCCAATATGGATGACACTGACATCCGGGATAAGTCTGCCCACCCGGAAAATGCGCTGACCGGACATGAAAATGAGGTGATATCAGCGCAGCCGGAGACCGTGATTCAGAATATGGATGATCTGGTTACAGTCGTGGCACTGGTGACGCTGCATACCGATGCACTTCATGCCACGCGGGATGAACCTCTGGCATTTGTGCCGCCGGGAATGGCGTTCCGTGTCTTTGCCGGTGTGGCAGCCGGAATGACAGAACGTGGCCTGGCCAGAATGCAATAACGGGAGGCAGCGTGGCTGATTTCGATAATCTGTTTGATGTTGCACTTGATCTCGCAGACAAGGCCATTATTCGCAATATGGGGATTAGAGCGGTCATTACGTCAGGCCGGCTAAAAGGGATCATGATTTCCGGGGTTTTTGATGATCCTGAAAATATTTCTCTGGTGGCCGGCGGTGTGCGTATTGAAGACTCTTTACCATCCCTGTTTGTGAAAACAGCAGATATTTTACGGCTGTGTCGCAATGATTCGCTGATGATTGGTCGTGAGTCTTTCTGTGTGGATCGTATCACCCCTGATGATGGCGGATGTAGTTATATCCGGTTGCGGCGTGAGGGGCTGCCGGGAAACGTAAGGGCAGGACGATATTATGAAGGGGCTTGAGAATGCCATCCGCAATCTGAACAGCCTTGATACCCGTATGGTGCCACAGGCCAGCGCATGGGCGATAAACCGTGTGGCACAGAAAGCGGTCTCGGTTGCCACCCGGCAGGTTGCCGGGAATACCGTTGCGGGCGATAACCAGGTGAAAGGGATCCCCCTGAAACTGGTACGTCAGCGTGTCCGGGTGTTTAAAGCCAGTCCGTCAGGAAAAATGACGGCCAGGATCCGCGTTAACCGGGGCAATCTGCCCGCCATCAAACTGAACACAACACGGCGGCGTGCTGGTGAAGGACTGAGAGTGGGAAAATACTTTTTCCGGGGGGCATTTGTTCAGCAACTGGCGAATGGCCGCTGGCATGTTCTGAGGTGTCTTCCTGAAGCGCGTTTTGCAACAGGGCATGACCATCAGGGCAGGCTAAGAAAAAATCGTCTTCCTGTGGAGGTAGTGAAAATCCCGCTGTCCGGACCGCTGACACAGGCATTTGAAGATGCCCGCGACCGCATCATTGCTGCGGAAATGCCGAAACAGCTGGGGTATGCCCTGAAACAACAACTGAGGTTACATCTGAGTAAATGAACCGACACACACAAATCCGTCAGAGCGTGCTGGCACGCCTTCGGGAACAGTGTGGAGACAGCGCCACGTTTTTTGACGGGCTTCCGGCATTTATTGATGCGCAGGAACTGCCTGCCGTGGCGGTGTGGCTGAGTGATGCTCAGTACACCGGAAAAATGACGGATGAAGATGACTGGCAGGCTGTTCTGCATATTGCCGTCTTCATCCGGGCACAGGCACCGGATTCAGAGCTGGATA